ATGCTTGCTGCCAAGAAAGAGGCACAGGAAAAGTATGATAAAGTTATTGAAGAGATAAAAGAAAGTATCGAATTTATAACTGATGCCAAGTCCGCTAATGAGTTCGCCTCTCATATTAATGAGTTTGAACACGTTGGTAGTTCTTTGATGATGGCGAGAAGTTTGTTTGCTGCAAAGGTAAAGGCTTTGGGACTGGTATTCAATAAGGAAACTAAAATCTACTCAGATGCAGCAGCCTAATGAGATTTGGAAAGACATTCAAGGTTATGAAGGACTCTATCAAGTAAGTACCCTTGGTAGAGTTCGCTCTTTAGATAGGCTTATTAAAAGCAGGTATGGTAATTTTAGAAAGATAATAGGAAAGATAATTAAGCCTAATAAAATATGGAGTGGATATTTACGAATATCATTATGGAAGCAACAACAAGTTGAATATAAATCTCTTCATAGACTTGTCGCTGAAACGTTTATCCCTAATCCGCAAAAATTTCCATGTGTAAATCATAAAGACGAAGTTAAAAGCAATAATTCAGTTTCTAACTTGGAATGGTGTACATGGAGATATAATGCTAATTACGGAACACGAAACGAACGGTTTAGCAAAAAGAAAATAAATCACCCGAAGATGTCAAAAGCCGTTGTTCAGTGCCGAGAGGATGGTACATCAATAAATACATTTGAAAGTGCTAAAGAGGCTGAAAGACAAACGGGTATTAATAATGCTAATATTATCAGTTGCTGTATAGGTAGAAAAAGCCATCTTACAGCAGGTGGTTACAAATGGAGATATGAGAATGAGTAAAATATCTTACAAACTATACCCAACATTGTTAGATTCTTATCAAAATTATATAGATAGTGATAAGATATATCAAAAATATTATGCTTTTTCTGACAATCCTCCATGCGATGAAGATGAGTTCAGAGAAAAACAATTCCAATCTCTTATTGATAGGATAAATAGAGTACCTTTCGATAGCGAAAAAGCTGATAGAGGAACATGTTTTGGGGAGATAATTGATTGTATGATTGAGAACCGTAAATCTTCTATAATGGAAATTAGCAAGGCATATCACGATGACGGAAAACTTTACGGGATAAAAGCTGTTTACAACAATCGCACTTTCACTTTTCACATTGACCTTTGCCGCGAGTTTGCCAACTACTACAAAGGAGCATTAACCCAACAAAGAGTAGAAGCCATCTTGCCTACTGCATACGGTAGTGTATTGGTTTATGGTCTGATTGACGAACTGATGCCTACCAGTGTTCACGACATCAAAACAACTGGTAGTTATACCGTGGGAAAGTTCAAAGATCACCACCAGCATTTAGTATATCCATACGCTTTAATGAAGAACGGTTCTGATGTACGGACATTTGAGTATAACATTGTGGAGTTCAACAAAGGCGGTTATGTGGTAGATACCTATACAGAAACATACGTTTTCAATCCTGAACGTGATATTCCTATTCTTACTAATCATTGTGAGGAATTTATCCGGTTTTTGGAAGAAAACAGAGAACTTATAACCGATAAAAAGATTTTTGGAGGAGAAAATTAATGGCAAACCAAATAACCGGACGGATAATCGAAATTGGACAAACCGTTCAAATACCATCCAAAAACGGTGGTTCCTCATTTACAAAACGGGAGTTTATTTTAGATGCTACCACTTACGACCCCTATACGGGAGAGCGTAGCGAGTATGAGAACATTATTCCCTTAGAGTTTTCGGGTGACAAGTGTACAGAACTTGACCGCTTTAATCAGGGTGATGTTGTTACTGTATCATTTGTCTTACAAGGGCGTTCTTGGACGAATCAAGACGGAGAATTCAAACGTATGGTATCCATTCGATGCTATAAAATAGAAGCGCGTGGCGGTGTATCGCAATTCCCACAAGCTACACTGGCACAGCAACCAGTCCAACAGCCAGCGCCGCAGTCGACCTATCAGCAACAGCCGCAGAACTTTCCGCCTCCGGTTGATGCTAATGGCAATGTAAAGGACGATTTGCCTTTTTAGCGTATGCTGTTCGACTTGAAGAATGATATGGAAGAGATTTGGAAAACAGTAAAAGGGTATAATGGATATTATCAAGTTTCTAATACAGGTAAAGTTCGGAATCCTAATAAGGTGCTTACTCCAAATGTTGGAGTAAAGAACGGATATGTTTATGTTACTTTGAGAAAAGATAAAAGACTGTTACATCGAATTGTTGCAGAAACTTTTATCCCCAATCCATTTAATAAACCAGAGGTAGACCACATTAATGGAATTAGAACGGATAATAATGTTTGTAATTTAAGGTGGGTAACTCGCACGGAAAACAATAATAATCCTATTACTAAAAGCCGTTTTAGTAAATCTGCTAAAGGTAAAGTTATCAATGCAGAAACTAAAAAACGAATGTCAATGAGCCGAAAAGGGGAAAAACATCCAATGTATAATAAAAAGCATTCAAGTTTTTCTAAAAGAAAGATGTCTATAACTCATTCAATTCCAGTTGTGCAATTTGGATTACAAATGAATTATATAGCTGAATTTGAAAGTGCAAAAGTGGCTTCTCTTGAAACACAAGTTGCTGCATCAAGTATCAATGCTTGTACGCTCGGCAAAAGGAAAACGGCTGGTGGCTATATTTGGAAAAAGAAAAATGATATTTAATTTATCAAATCATTATGAAATACCCAAGTTCAAGGAGTATGTAAACAAGCTGTTTAGTGAACGTGCGGTGGTGGAAGTGAAAAAGAAACTACCTAACCGCACGCTTGCTCAAAACAGCTACTTGCATCTTCTTTTAGGGTATTTCGGTAGTGAGTACGGTTGCAGTCTCGACGAAGCAAAAATTGATTTTTATAAGAGGACTTGCAACCGTGATTTGTTTGAACGTAAGACGGTCAACAAGAAAGGCAATGAAGTAACTTATTTGCGCAGTTCTGCCGAGCTGACAACAGGTGAAATGACTTTGAGTATTGACCGTTTCCGAAACTGGAGCGCATCTGTGGCAGGTATCTATTTGCCTGCCGCTAACGAACAACAGATGCTTATCTACGCACAACAAGAAATTGAACGTAATAATGAATTTATTTAAAAATTGAGATTATGAAGAAAAGAAAATTTCCCCAAGATGTAGCAAGATTCTTTCATCCTGAAAAATCAATCAACCCTAAATCCAGCGGTATTCACCAAATAGAGAAAGCCTCTCAAAGAAGCTATATTCCAGTTTATAATACTATGGGTACTGCAAGAAAGGTTTACAATGAGTTTGGCAAAATAAGTTATAGATAATATGGACAAATTTTTAGGACAAGACATTCCTGAACAGGAACGATGGCAGTTTCTTCAGGACAATGCCGATGCAGTGGAGAAAATCGGTTATACTCACCGATTCACACCCGAAGAATTGGCGCAAAAGAAAGAAACATTAGCTGAAGTATCAATCACCATCAATGATATTGAGATAGAAAAGAAAGAGGCTATGGACGAGTTCAAAGAACGTCTGAAACCTTTGAACGAAGAAAAGCAGGAACTTTTGGACCACATTAAGAGAGGTTCTGAGTTTGTAGAAAATGAAGAATGTGCCAAAATCCTCTATCACGAGGAAAAGATGGCAGGATTCTACAACAAGCTGGGCGAACTGGTTTATAGCCGTCCCATTATGCCACAGGAGATGCAAAAGACAGTATTCAGTATTAACCGTAAAGCAGGAACAGAATCATGAGCGAAAACAAAATTAACTTGGTTGTGCCTAAAGATTACAACGGCAAACCTATTGAAGTAGTATTAAGAGAAGGCGAAGCACCGGTAGCACTTGACCCGAAAGAACCGAAGCGAGTAGTTATCAGTGGAACGATAGATGCACCTCTCAGATGGTTGGAAAAGCGTGTCGAACTGATTAATCAGAAATCGACCAATATCATCGTAAACCGTGATAAGATGGGGTTGGCATTAACTATTGATGAAACCAACTACTATCAGACTGGAATCAGTGGTATTTTACAGGCTTCAAAAGAAATGCAGGAATTTGGCATTAACACGGATAAGAAATGGGAACCTGTCAAGCTATCCCAGTTCTTCAAGATGCACCGTGCTTTCTTCAAGGATAAATCAGAAAACATGATGCTGGTTTCCACTTTGAAGAATTTCAAAGCAAAGGTTAACCAAGACATTGAGCGCAGCAAGGAGGAAAACGGCAGCAAAGTTGACAACTACTCGCAGGTGGTTGATTCTAATTTGCCCAAGTCCTTCAAACTGAACATTCCTCTTTTTAAAGGTTTTTCTTGCGAAGAAATAGAGGTTGAGATTTACGCGGATGTAGACGGTAGAGATGTTTCCCTTTCTCTTGTGTCGGCTGGCGCAAATGAAGCCATTGAGGAATACAAGAATAAAGTCATTGACGAACAACTGGGTGTCATCAGACAGATTGCACCGGACATCGTAATCATCGAAGTATAACTTTGTTAATCTGCCTGTCCGGTCTGTGAAGATGGGGCGGGCGAAAATGGGGGGGCGCAGTGGAGTGCTTTTGACTTTCGAGAGGTGCACATGGTAGAAAGTACGGTACGTGAGATATAAGGAGTAATTAACCTTAGAAGTAGCGCAAAAGGATATAGTCCTTAATTGGGTGTTCGAATCGCTCCATCTCCACATAAATGTGAGCCACACATAAATGGCATGGGTTAGTAAATAATGGTTGTGCCCCGGAGAATACGCTTCGGGGCTTTTAATTGAGAAAAAGAAATGGAATATAAACAAATAATTAATGGAGTTGCTCCTTCAAAGCCTAACTGCATGAAAATAGTAACCATTAATGGGCACAGATGTTTGGCGAAAACGCCAGCTCTGAAAAAATATGAGGAATCGTTTATCTGGCAGGCAGGGAAGTTGAGGGATTTGAATATCAACGAGCCATTTGAGTTCTACATTGACGTGTACTACCCAAGTAAACGGAGCGACCTTGATAACGTATTAAAGCTACAACTTGACGTGTTGCAACGAATAAAATGTATCAAGAACGACAACAATTGTTGTCTTATCCATGCACGAAAATTCGTAGATAAGGATAATCCTCGGGTTGAGATTACGATTAAGACTTTGGAATAAAAAATATAGTTTTTCTTTGGTGTTTCAACCAAGGGATGTATACTCCAATAACAGACAATTAACCAATGTAAGATTTTAAATACACATTCTTATGCCAAGAATAAGAACTATAGTTCCGGAATTCTGGGAAGATGAAAGATTTTCGAATGTATCTCTTCCTGCTTGTCTGCTTTATATCGGCATGAAGAACTTTGCTGATGATAGTGGCGTCATTCTTGCGAATGAGGTTATCATTAAGTCGAAAGTTTTTCCTGCCCGCGAAGACATTCGTAAGCAGCAGGTTTCTGGGTGGCTGAAAGAGCTGATTGAGAACTCCGTCCTTGTACCTTTTACATACGAGAACAAAAGCTACTACGTGATGGACTTTTCCAGCGAACGCATCGACAAACCGCAAAAGTCAAAAATTCCGGAAGAAGTTATAGAAAAGGCTCTTCTTTCCGCCCAAACAGGAAATTCGGGAACATTCGAGAATATTCCCGAAGAATCGGGAACGGTAGAGAATGTTCCTGCTGGAAAGGATAGGAAAGGAAAGGAGAGTAAAGGAGAGGATGGGAGTATTACGCGCACGCGCGAGGAGCCCCCATCCCCCGAGAGTGAGAATTTTAAAAAGTTCAAGGCTTGGATTGATGCAAACGCTCCTAATGTGGGTAAATTGAAAGAGCCGTTTACGGAAGTCCAGTTTGAACGGATAAAACAAGATTTCCCCATTGAGGTAATCGAGAATACTTTGCGCTCCATGCACAATTACCGTGAGCTGTTGAAG